CACAAGAATATCTTAAGTGCGCTAAAGATCCGGCGTACTTTATGAGAAAGTACTGCTATATTCAGCATCCTACCAGAGGTAGAATTCTTTTCAACTTATACCCTTTTCAAGAAAAAATCCTTCATGTATTTAAAGATAATCAGTATGTTATTACTTTAAAGTCAAGACAGCTAGGTATATCTACATTATCAGCAGCTTATTCACTCTGGTTAATGATATTTCATAAAGATAAAAACGTATTAGCATTAGCAACCACTCAAGCTACAGCTAGAAACTTAGTTACTAAAGTTATCTTTATGTATGATCAACTTCCTAAATGGTTAAAACTACCCTCAGTAGAAAAAAATAAACTATCACTAAGATTAAAAAACGGTTCAAGAATAGCAGCTAAATCTTCTAATACTGATGCAGCAAGATCAGAAGCAGTATCGTTACTGCTAATTGATGAGGCAGCTTTTATAGATAATATTGATGAAACGTTTACTGCTGCTCAACAAACATTAGCAACAGGTGGTCAGTGTATGGCTTTATCTACTCCTAATGGTGTAGGTAATTGGTTTCATCTTACATGGGAAAAAGCAGTAGTAAAAGAAAATAGTTTTATACCTATAAGATTACCTTGGACGGTACATCCTGAAAGAGATCAAAAATGGAGAGATCAACAAGATGCAGATTTAGGTCCTAGAATGGCAGGACAAGAATGTGATTGTGATTTCTTAGCTTCTGGTGATACAGTATTTGAGCCTGAAGATATGACTTACTATGAACAGACCTATGAAAAAGAACCTATGGAAAGAAGAGGAGTTGATGGTAATTTATGGATTTGGGAATCGGCTGATTATAGTAAATCTTATATGGTATGTGCCGACGTAGCAAGAGGCGATTCAACTGACTATTCTGCATTTCATGTATTTGATATAGATGGATGTGTTCAAGTAGCCGAATATAAAGGTAAAATATCACCTAAAGATTTTGGTAATGTACTTGTAGCTATAGCTTCTGAGTATAATGATGCTTTATTAGTAGTAGAAAATGCTAATATCGGATGGGCTACTATAGAACAAATAATGGAAAGAGAGTACAGAAACTTATATTATAGTCCGACTAATCAATTAGATACTGTTGAATCTTATATGCATAAATACGAAAGAGATAAATTAGTTCCAGGTTTTACAATGTCTATGAGAACACGACCTTTAGTTATTGCTAAAATGATAGAATATGTAAGAGAAAAATCTGTAACGTTTCAATCTAAAAGATTATTACAAGAAATGCGTGTTTTTATATGGAAAAATGGTAAGGCACAAGCTCAAGACAGATATAATGACGATTTAGTTATGTCTTGCGCATCAGCTTTATACGTAAGAGATACTGCTTTAAGATTGAGACAACAGGGAATGGATTTAGCTAGAGCTCAATTATCCTCTTTTAGCAATTTAAATGCTAGAAACCAAGCTGTTATAAAAACAGTTGGAAATAAGAAAGAAAATCCTTATCTTATAAAGACACCAGGTGGTACCGAAGATATTACTTGGTTACTAAAATAGACTATTTATATATAAATTAAACGTTTAATGGCAGATACTTCACTTTTTGGTAGACTACGAAGACTATTTTCCTCAGATGTTGTAGTAAGGAATGTAGGTGGCAATGAGCTTAAAATAGCTGATGTCAATACTATACAACGAACAGGTAGATACCAGACGAATTCCTTAATAGATAGATTTACTAGATTATATATCTATAATAATAAAAATATATTTAATCCTAATTTAAATTATCAAACACTCAGGATTCAATTATATTCAGATTATGAAGCTATGGATACAGATCCATTAATTGCTTCTGCACTTGACATACTTTCTGATGAAGCTACAGTAAAAAATGACCAAAATGAAATATTAGCTATAAAATCTTCTGACGAAAATATACAAAGAGTACTTTATAACTTATTTTATGATGTCCTAAATATAGAATTTAACTTATGGTCATGGACTAGAAATATGTGTAAGTACGGTGATTTCTTTTTAAAACTAGAAATCTCAGAAAAATTTGGAGTTTATAACGTTTTACCTTATACTGTATATCATATGGTAAGGAGAGAAGGTGAAGATCCAGATAATCCTGCTAAAGTTATTTTTCAATTAGATCCAGATGGTTTAGCATCATCACAAAATCCTCAATATTTACCGAAAAGAAAAAAGAACGATAAAATAGTAGAATTTGATAATTACGAAATAGCCCATTTTAGACTAATCTCAGATACTCATTACTTACCTTACGGTAGATCTTATTTAGAGCCTGCAAGAAAAATATTCAAACAAGTTACTTTGATGGAAGATGCTATGTTAATTCATAGAATAATGAGATCTCCTGAAAAAAGAATGTTCTATATTAATGTAGGAAACGTTCCTCCTAATGAAGTTGAGCAGTTTATGCAAAAAACTATCAACCAAATGAAAAAAACTCCTTATGTAGATGATCAAGGACAATATAACCTTAAATTTAATCTACAAAATATGATGGAGGATTATTATCTACCTGTTAGAGGAGGAGATACATCTACAAGAATTGAAACTACTAAAGGATTAGATTACGATGGTGTAACTGACGTACAGTATTTACAACAAAAAATGTTTGCAGCACTTAAGATTCCAAAAGCATACTTCGGATATGAAGGAGACTTACAAGGAAAAGCAACTTTAGCTGCTGAAGATATAAGATTCGCTAGAACAGTTGAAAGAGTTCAACGAATTATGGAATCAGAGTTAACTAAAATAGCATTAGTTCACTTATATTCTCAAGGATTTACCGGTGAAAGTTTAACTAACTTTGAAATTAAACTTACTACTCCGTCTATTATATTTGAACAAGAAAAAGTAGCTCTCTTAAAAGAAAAAGTTGATCTTGCTAATCAAATGAAAGATACTAAATTATTCTCATCTGATTATATATACGAAAACATATTTGATATGTCAGAAGATAAGTATAATGAAATGAGAGATTTAGTTAGAGAAGACTCTAAAAGATTGTTTAGAATAGGACAGATAGAAGGAGAGGGTAATGACCCAGCTAAATCAGGTACTACTTACGGTACACCTCATGATCTAGCTTCTATGTACGGTAGAAGATCTACTTCTACACCTAAAGGAGCAGGACCAGGAGAAGTTCCGGTTGGGTATGAAGATACACCTGAATGGGGACAGCCAGGCCCTGAAGGAGGAAGACCAAGAGAAAAAGCTTCTATATATGGTACCAATGATAATCCTATGGGAGGAAGAGATCCTTTAGGTCAGCAAGGTATGAAAGGAGGCTATCCTTCCGACAACGATAATGTTATGGAAACCAACTCTACAGAGAAAGTTTATCTACAAAATAAAGATATGTTGAAAGATATTGTTTTCAAAAAATCTAAAGATGACGATAGCGAGTTACTAAAAGAAGACAATATCAAGGATTTAGGTAAATAATACATATTTATAATAGTAAACGTATATAATGAAGATAAAGCATTCGAAGTATCGTAATACTGGTCTCATATTTGAACTGTTAGTTAAACAAATAGCAGCAGATACCCTAGACAATAAAGACTCACAAGCTATAGAAATACTTAAAAAATTCTATAGTAACAAGAGTACTTTGGCTAAAGAGTATAAACTATATGAGTTCCTTATTAAAAATAATAAACTTGTACAGAGTAAAGCAGAAGCTGTTTTATCCACTATTACTGAAGTTTCAAGAAAATTAGATCAAAAAACTTTAAAGGCTCAAAAATATGAGCTTATATCTGAAATTAAAAAACATTATAATTTAGAAGAGTTTTTTGGAATGGAAGTTAGAGCTTATAAACCTCTAGCTGCCTTATACTGCTTATTAGAAGCTCAGAATAATAGTAATTTAGTAGACCCTCAATTTTTAGTTGATAATAAGTTTACTATTTTAGAACATTTAACTTCTAATCCTCAAGAAAAAGATGCTGTTAAAGACAGTTTAATAGAAGACTACAGTAAGTACGACAAAGATTTAAAAATGCTTACATTTAAAATTTTATTAGAAAAATTTAATGATAAGTATAAAGATTTATTACCTGAACAGAAAAATATTCTTAAAGAATTTATTACATCAGTAAACTCTAATCGTAGACTTTATAAATTAGTAAATAAAGAATTTGATAATATTTTAAAAGAAGTTAATAAATTAATTACAAAAGTAAAAGATGATGTTGTTAAGATTAAACTACAGGAAGTAGTAAAAAATATTACTCCTTTAGCTAAAACTGAAAAAGTAAATGATACTCATTTAGTTAATCTTATGCAATATTACGATCTTGTTAATGAATTAAAAAACTTATGACAAGGTCTCAAGTAATTCAATTAGTAAGAGAAGTACTATCTGAATTGCAAGAAGCAAACGTATCTGGCGGATCTGCTTCTTTTACTCCTGGTGCTGGAGAAAATTATGCAACACCGGGCGCTTTTGGTAAAGCAAAAAAAGCTCTTAAAGTTTCAAAGAGTCTAGGTTTCAAAAAAATAAGCCGTCCAGATAGGCCATATCATACTAAAGCATTTGACTATTTATAGACATGAGACAACAAACAGCAACTGAAAAATTTAGAGCCGTCCAAGAAGGCAAGATGGCTAAAGGAGAATTCGTTAGACAGATGAGACAACAGTTCCCTGATTTTATATCTCAATTCAATGGATTTGACGATTCAGTACAAATTCTTAAAAATAAAGGATTAGTTTTTGAAGCTAAAGCTGAAAAAAAACCTACTAAAACTAAATCATACGATGAAAGACCTGCCTTAACATATTCATTAGATGCTTTAGATAGAGGAATAAGAATTGAGTTGCAAGCAGCTGGATTAATGCCTCATATGAATCTTAATGCTGACGACTTTTTTAAAGCAGAAAAGAAAGCAAAAGACAACTTAGAAAAAAATCCTTCTCATTATATAAACTTAGTTGGTAACGAATCTGATAAAGTAAATAAAAATGATCAGATGGTCCCAGTAGATAAAAAAAATAACGTTGATACTTTCAACGGGATGAAGAAAGCTACTTTAAAAGAAGCATATAAACCAGGAGATAAATATTCTAAAAACTTCGATTACGGAGGAATGGTTAAAGCTGCAATGGCTATTCCGGAAGTAGACCCTGGTAAAGGAGCAACAGGTGAAGAGGTAGAACATATGATGAAAATTTATAATTCATTAGAAGATGTAAATTATCATACACCTAATCAAGATCTTAGTACTGCAATAGATGCTTTTAAACATGAAGATGAAGAAGAAGGAAACAAAGCATTAAAAATGTTTAAAAAGAACCTTGTTAATTATATAAAGGAAACTATAAACAAAAAAGACGAAGAGAAAGAAATTGAGCACGATTGTGCTAATCATGTATTACATGAAAAATATGGACATGGTATTTGTTTAGAAGGAGAGCATACCTTATTAGAAGATGGAACAGTAACTCACTACGATGTATTTTTTAAAGAAGGAAGTAAGACAGTAAAAAATATACCTATAAACGAATTAGAAGTTATTACATCTTCACATCACGGCCACAAAAGAAAAAAGAACGAAGAAGAAAGTATACCTTACGAAGAAGGAAAAGGTAAAGATCATGACGGAGATGGAGATATAGATTCCGATGACTATATGGCAGCTAAAGATAAAGCTATCAAAAAAGCTATGGGAAAGGATAAAGAAGCAAATGAACAATTCAAACCTAAGAGGCTTAAAAAAATTACCGTTGGTGGAAAAACATACGAAAAAGGAGAATTAGATCCTGACGATGATGGTAGAATTCTTCGTATAGAAAAATATCCTAACGGGTATTTTATTACAGGTTCTACTGGAAGAGAAGGATACGGATATGCTATAGACCTTAAAGGTAATGAAATAGATGAAGATGACTTAGAAGGTATGGATGAAGTAATGAATATCGATAGAAAAGGTAAAGTTAAAACTGATTCCCCTAGCAACTACACAGGCGGTGCTGCTGATACAAGAAAAGTATTAAAAGAAGTATTAGCATCTCATATTGGTAAGATAAAAGAAAAGTATGGAGAAATACCCGGTATAGATTCTCTTATTAAAGATTATATCAAAACTCATAGAAAGGATATAATGGATGGAGATTTCGAAAAAGATCCTATATTCTATTTTGATCTTTTTGTAGATGCTAATTACGATAGAGTAGATGAAGAAGAAATTCCCTCAGCTACTTTGACTAGAAT